ATAATCTGATATGTCAAGAATTTTTGTTGTCGCACCGCTACTGTCTGAAACGTTGTTGTAATGAGTAATTACTTTTTTGTTTCCTGAAAATAAAGCTGTGCTGCCTTCTTGATTTAATACTACGTCTGCCATTTTGTTTTTCTCCTACTAAAGAGTAAGGGCCATTACGCCCTTACTCAGAGTTTATTTATTACATTACTGAGTAATCTAGTTCTACTGTAAATCGTCCAGCTGTAACATCACCATTCAATGTAGTTGTTGCAAACGCGTATAAGTGTTTGCTAGCAACTGCCGCACTAATGTTTGGCTCGAATACATGAAAAGCTGCTGCATCAAAGTCAAGGTCAACTTCAGTTACTGCGTCTGTTGCAGAAATTCTTGGATTAATAGATGCAACACCTGCACCAACAATTTCAGTTCCAGAAGAAACAGCTGCATTAGTAGCTGTTCCAGAAGTTGCACTTAATGATAATCCTCCAACAAGAGTTGGACCACTAATAGTTGTAACAAGTACAGTTGCTTTGTGTATAAAGATTTTAGTAGCTGTTACTAATCCATCAGGTACATCAGTGTTTAAAGTTCCTAGTTCAACAAGAACGTCACCATCAGCATAAGCTGTACCTGTATCAGTACCTGCAAGTGTGCCAACAAAAGTTTGTACTTTTCTTGTTCCTAGTGAAATTAGTTGTCCAGTTGAGTTAACTGAAAAACCAGTTTCTGTGATCACGCCAGTATCAGTTGCTTTATTAATTACGTTAAAGCCACCTTCTGATCTGACCGGACCACTGTAAGTTGTATTACCCATATTTTGTCTCCGTTTTCCGTTAATATAGTCCTGAGAAAGTCTACTGCACGAGTCTATACTAACTAAGTTTAATTATGCAGTAAGTTGATTATATGCTTTTAATAAGGTAATTGCAAATAAAAAGGGCGGCCTAAGCCGCCCCTCTTAATCGGTTTGATCAAACGCTTATGCGCCTGGAGAACCGAACATACCTCGCCAGTCAGAGAAGCCGAAGCTGTATCTTTCCCTAGCTTTGTATCTTACGTTTCCAGTATCAAAGTCGCCTTCCATTGCAGTTTTTAGTGCTGCTCTGTTAAACATTTTCATTCCGTTAGGAACGTCAGTTTTAATGAAGAACGCATCTGTATCTGTTAGGTAGTTGTTCACAGTATAACCCTGTGGCAACATACCTTTTGAAGATAGTGCATTCAAATCATTATCAGCAGTACCAACTCTTGCTGGTGACTTTAAGATTCTTTCAGCTGTAAATTGTAGCTCAGATGGAATGATTAATTTCAATCCACGAGCCGCGATTTTAAAGCCTCTTTCATCTTTAAAAGCAGCAATGTCAATCATCGCTTGCTCTAGTGAAGTCTCACTTAAGTCAGCAGATGTTGATAGCTCATTCTTTAGTGACCCTGCAGATTGTGTAGGGTGATCAGTAGCAAATAATTCTTTGCCATCTCCACCTGGGAATGTGCTGCTAAATCCATTGTTTAGGACGTTAGCTGCTTTGATTTGCTTAGTTTGAGCCATAGATCTTGCTAGTGCTTTTGTGTAACGAGTCGCGATTCTGTCATACAGATTATCCTCGATAGCTTCCTCAGTAATTGCGAAAGCTAAAGCAATAGTCTCATGTGTATAACGAGAAGTGAACGATTCGTTTGCAGTATCAAATGTTACTGCAGCACCTTCTGATTTTACAGCTGCGTTTGCGAAGCCAGATAACATTACTTCTTCTTCAAAAGCTCTATCAGAGTTTTCGATGTCAAAGATTTCTGTATGCTGGTTTTCGTAGTTTTTGTACTCAAGTCCAAATAATGCATTTAGACCTGGCTCTAGCTCTTTTGCTAGTTGTTGTCTTGATATAGCCATGTTTTAAATCCTCCTGCTATTATTCGTTATGGTTGAAAGCATGCTCATTGAAAAACACTACGTAATTCGCATGAGTTGCTAGTTCGTTGTTTTGTGGATCGCCTGTAAAGCCAGTTACTCTTAACTGTCCATCTGTTGTTTCTAAATCAGAAACATCTAACTCAATACCGGAAATACCAGTAGTAGTTGATCCTGAGTGAGTTGCAACAGTGTCGGCAACTTTACCAACATTTGCTTGTGCAGCGGCTGTAGCCGAGTCACCTTGTATCAAATATCTCTGATACGGGTTATCGAATACAAATCCTCTTATTTTTCCCTGCGTAATATTCGTTTGCGAATAAAAGTTAGAGAATTTTGGTTTCCCTGTTGATGGGTCACTGTCAATCAAACATCCATTAAAAACGCCAATGTTATCTACATTCGTTACTGCTTCTTGAACAGCAATGAATCCAGCATTGTTATCATCAATCTCTACAGGGTCTCCCTGAAAAATTGAAGCGCTTTCGTTGTCCGGAATTAAATATTCCGTCATTTGAAAGTCAGAACTACCAACAGTGTTACCGATAGGTCTTAGACCAAATGGGCTGTCTATATTAGCCATATTTTTGTCCTCCTTTAAAGGTTCATTGTTAGAGGCGGGTAGGAATTTCTAAAAAATTTTAGTTATTCTTTGTACCACCAAAGGTTACACGAGTCTGTCGATCTTCATTGATCGGCATACTTGGATGCTGTTCCTTCAGTAAATCGGACGAGATTGCTTCGTTGCCGTCAGCAGTCTTTTGTTGAAAGTACTCTTCACGAGACTTTGCGATTTCCTCTGGTATCCTAGCCAGCAATAGGCCACCAACCCCGATCACTCCTGCGTATCTTCCTTCGTTAAGACTTGGATAATCGCTATCTGGATATTCGTCGGCTCTTACAAGCTCCCATCCAGATCGCATTTTGCCCGACATGTTTTTTGAGTCGTCTTGACCCATACTTTCGGCGCGTATCCATCTGTGTCTGTAACCGTCTGGCGCAGGCGGTGCATCTAGTGATGATGGAGGAGTCCATACTTTAGGTCTTTCTTTTTTGACCCTAGTTTGACTCACGCGGGAAGTTTTAACAGTTTTAGTTTCTGTATCTTTAGTCATATGCTTATACCTCCTTCGCGGCTAATTGTTTCGCATACTCTTCGAGTGGCACACCTAATCTTTTAGAAATTGCTACCTGTGATGGCGTGAGTTTCACAGTTTTTCTGCGTCCTTTTGTACTTGCCGAACGTTTAGCACTTGCAACAGTCTGAACTGGTTCAGCTGTAGTTAACTCATTATTACCAAATTTGTGTGGAAATTCAAGTCTTATTCTCTTATCTACTTCAGAATAATATTCATCAGCACTTGTATTTGGGTCATAGCCTTCTTCTACAAGTGTTTTGTGAATATCAAAAGCAGTGTAAGTCATAGCATTATCCGTACCAAACCAAGTGTTTTTTGATGCCCAAGCGTCGGCTCTAGGGTCCGGTGCTGCAGGACGTGTTGGTGCTGCAGGACGTGCTGGGGTTGCTGGGGTTGCTGCTTGATTTTTTTCTCTGTTTTCATACACAGATTTTAATCTACCTAGTCTTGCGTGATCGTTTGCTAGCTCGGCTAATTCTAAATTAGCTTGTGTTTGACCTTCAACGTCACCTAAGTTTATAGCATTTTGTAATTTTGATTTTGCTGCTTCTAGATTAGTAGTAACTCTTTTTTCAAATTCTTTTGTATAATTAGAATCTAAATTGCTAAATCTTTGTTTTAATTGTTGAGACTCTTCATTAATGTTTTGTGCATATTGAATTGCTTCTTCTTTTTGACGTTCTGCTTCTCGCATACGTCTTGTAAGTTTTGCTATTCTTTTTTGCACACCATCGCTGTATTCCTCAAGTTCTTCTTTTTTATTTTCAGTAGCTTGCTCAACAGGTTGTTCGATCTGTTGTACTTCTATTTCTTGACTTGTCTCTTCCTGATTTTGTTCTGGTTGAGAGTCAAGATTAACTTCTGTTTCTTCATAGTCGGCTTCGCCAACATCTATTATTTTTTCTTGGTCTTGCATAGATTATCCTCCTCTATGTTAAAATGCGTGAAGAATATCATTAGGATCTTCTATTGTTCCTAAGACTTCATCATCGTTTAGTAATCGTATCTCACCACCATCAATCTCCATACGTGATCCTGCATAACGTGCAAACACCACCCAATCTTTTTCTTTACACCACGGACCGGTAGGATATTTATCTTTGTCTTCATAACAAAGATCACCCATTCTCAATACGTATCCAACTTGTGTTGCTACACGTGCTCGGTCTAATGTTTCTTGTGCAATAATAATTCCGCCTTTAGTTTCTTCTTTAACTGCAAAAGGCATAACTAACAAACGCCAACCTGTGGGGTTTGGTAATTTTTCTAAATTTGTTTCTTGAGTTTCTTCTTTGACTTGTTTGTCTTCTTCGTCGTATTTAGTTTCTAAGGCGTGTGATGTTGTCATCTTCTTTTGGCTCCTTTGGTTCTAGCAGGCTAGAGAGTTCCTGATTTATTAAATCGATTCCGTGAATCTTACCTAGAATATATTTGTAATCGGTCATGTTGTCAACCCCGCCGTTTGCGAGAGTTTGAACGAGTCCGTCTAGTATGGTTTGCATTGTCTTCTTTAGTTTGTATATGACGTGTAGTGGATCTGTAGCTTCTGACATTTATTTTCTCCTTGTCCCCCAGGTTTTCCCAGAATTCGTCAAGTGGATTCTTAGGTTTATCTCTCCCCATAATCTCCCCCTAATAATTTTAAGTCAATCTACTTTTTGCGTTTTCTTTCCTTTTTTTGTCTAATAGATTCTTTATATGAAAGCTCTAAGAGCTTATTTTCGTTAGCCCAATATTCATCAAATGTTATTTTTTTTTGAATATGTCAGCTCCCTTGAGTCCGTATATTGATGCGACCACACCGATAAATAACGATTGATACCAGAAAGGCAAATTACTAAACTTGTCAAAAAAGATATCTAACTTCGCTTGTATATTTGGATCATCTGAAAACACCGACCAAATCAATAAAATCACAGGGGCGCTCACAAGCAAAAGCACGAACTCGTCTTTCCATCCCTTGTCGTTTGATTGCCGTACTTGCGCCTGATACTCAACTTCCCCGCTAGCCATTTTTTG